AATCTAGCCAAATCCGCGCCCTGCTGCCCTGCCCTGTAACCCATTTCGCCGCCGTATCTGATCGCGAGGTTCTCAAGTTCCGCTTCTTCTGCGCTCATGTCCCCAATGTCGCCCATGTCCAGCAATTCGCCGCCTGTAGCGGCCATAGAAGCCCGCTGACTGCCCGCAAACAACCTTGCCTGACGTTCCTGCGCCTTGGCGTCGAACTCAGCCTTCTGACGCGCTGCAATGGCCTCGTTCTGAGCAATCTGCGCGTTGTAATTAGCAAGGTTCTGCGCCGACTTGCCCTGCTGAATTGCGCCTACAGTGCTGACAACCGTGCCTGCGGCTGCGGTGCCCTTGGCCATCAAGGCCATTGTGGCCAGTGTTTCTGGTGTACACATATCAAACCTTCGTCGTATTAAGTTCTGGCATAATCGCCAGAATGGTAAACGGCAGCGGCTGGTCCTGCACCAAGAAAATATACCCGTCCTTGTCCCAGTTGCGCGGAAACTCCACCTCTTTGTCGCCCGTAAACAATGCCGGTGCTTCATCCATGTCGTCTGCGCTGGACCGGAAAGGGATAATATCCAAACGATCTGCGCTTGGGCCGTGCTTTAATCCAAGCGTATCAAAAAGCCGGTATGTAACCCTGGCAATGCGCTTCTTCTTACCCTGCGCCGTGCCGTCACTTGCGCCAGCTTCAATGCGCATAGTTTGCAGAGTTGATGTATATGGCAATCCAACATGGACAACTTCATAAGAGCCGTTCAGCGTTATCGACCCGCTAGACACTGTGCGGTCTGGGTGGGCTGCACCATTTGCTAACACCGAAACAGTTTGACCTTCAAGATGACTCAAACCAAACACCGCCGAAACCCCGCCGCCGGTATAAGTAAGCATGGAGTCGAGATATGTGGCGTCTGTCGTGTTCACTGTAACTTCAGGCATACCCGGCGTTAGAAATTCAATGTACCGAACTGATTGGCCGTTGATTGTGCGTTGGATCACCGCCCACAAATCATCTTGGCTTCCGGTCGTGTTTGGGATGACCGCAACGCTTTCAACTTTAGCGTCTGCCCCACCTATAATGTGACGATGCCAACCCACGACGTCCTGTGCCCGCTCATATGTCATGCCGACAAGAACGCCGTCTGTCCGAACCAGCCAGACAATGCTGTCTGGTTCTTGCTGATACGCCATATCAACAATGCCGCCTTCCGTAATGTGCTCCGAAAGGATAGCGAGGTCAGGCGCGGTGTATGCGTCGCTTTCAAACTGGTAAACGTATTCCCGGACCTTGCGGTTGGCACGTTGCAAAAACAGCACGGAGTTGCCGACCTGCGGAGGCGTCACTGCGGCGCTGCCAAACGTAGTCTGACGCACGACACGCGTATTCGTGGGCGATAGCGGGCTGTTTTGATCACCTTGCGATACAATAAACTCACCGCCAGCCGTCCCAACGGACAAAACCTTACCGGCCCGCATCCATCGGATCGTGTTTACCTGATCGGTCGCAATTGTGTAAACAAACCCGCTATCGTCCAGGACAAGCCCGTCATTATCGGTCGGGGCGTGGTTGTAATAATCAGCAGAAACAGAGAAGAACATCGACTGCGGGCGACTTGTCGTGGCCGCCCAGACCAGCCGCTGCTCGAAAAACGTAACGACTGACGGATAGCCTGTCGTTTCAGAAAACGCGCCTAGCCGCCAGCCCGTCTGTGCCGTTGTGGCAGAAGCATTTGGTCCGATGAAATCGGCGACCACGTGCGTCGTATCTGTTACCGCCGTGATCTCAAAATACGTCCAGTTGTTTGCCGCGTCCTCAAACCGGATCAGGCGGCCTACGTCTGTCGAGAGAAAGCCAGACCCATCGTTGATTCCAGTGACCGCAGAGGCCGTTATTGTGATTCCGGTGCCAGACGTGGCAGAAAGGCCGAACGTCGTGTCAGTGGCGTTTACGGCGTCATATGGGCCGTCCAGAAACTGAATGATGTCTAGCGTCCAGTTCGTGTCACCCAACCTGGACAACGTGCGCGGCTCGTGGTTCTGGTGAGCTATATACAGGACATCAGCAGACTGCGTGATTACCAACTCAAACAGCTCTGCCTCAAGGTAGGGCGTTGCTATTTCGTATGCTGCGCCAACATTAAATTCTGCAGCAAACACCTCATCAAACGGCCCAGACTCAATCTGACCATAGTTTTTGTAGAACCGAACGTACTGATCGCCAAATTCAATAACGTAAGCCTGAGTGGCGCTAAACTCGAACGGAAGAATGCGAGTCTTTTTGCTGCTATCTTTCACTTCGGCAGAAAAATAAAAACCGCCCCGACGAGATGCTGGACCGTGTTTCTGGACGATCATATTCTCCAGCGTCTTGCAACCGTTAGGATATTTTGCAAGGTCAACTCGGCCTTCTAAGCGCGGTGAAAATTCACCGGCAGTAAAATTCGTGAATATTGGCGCTGAACGCGGCATTACGGTCTACCATTAACGCTTACGCCAGCACTCCCGGCGTAATTTAGCCGACTATCCAACCATGTATCTGCAATAATTTCGTGATAGCCGCTTTCCTGCGCATCCATCGAGCGGGCATCTGCGATCTTGCGCTGATAGATTTCCATCATGTTCGAATACAGCGTATTGCTCTCCGACAATGTGACGGACAATTCCGCCGCAATGCGGGCAGACAACGCTTCGACAAACAGGGCGTCGAACAAGTTCACGTCTTCAACTCGCGACAGATACAGAATCTTTGCGGTGCCTTCGTTGGTCAGCAGCTTGCCGCCCTCGATCTTGTAGTACATCCCCATGTCTTCCATCCGCAAAACCCGCAGGCAATCAGATGGGAGGTTATACTGATACGAGAACTCAAACGCAGGAGCCGTGCTGTTCTGCGCCAGTTCAACCCGGCGAATGGCGAAGTTCCAAACATGGTCGCGGATACTAGCGTCGCGGACCTGCTCATAAATGAGATTAGCGGCTCGCGCCGCTTCACTGTTTTCAGTGAGAGTTAAAATGGCGCTTGCGCCGATTTTGATCAGCGCGTTGTTTACAATCTGAACAACTGAAGTCGCCATACTTACCTCTGATTAAAGTATGGGGAGGCCGAAGCCTCCCCAACCTTATTACGTTGCGGAGAAGTACATATCCACAACGAGATTGCCCGAAGCTGGCAAATTTGCAGCCGAAATCGTGATAAAGATTTCTTCGTTTGCAGTCGCCGTAGCAGTTGCAGCGTTTACACCGAAGATTGCCGGGGCATTGGTAGCGGTCTGAACGGCGGCTGCTTTGTATTTAGCAACTGCGCCAGATACGCCAATGGCAATCTGCGCCGAACCCAGCGACGTGTCGGTATTAACGACGCCGTACAGGAACGATTCACCTTCGGTTGCTTTCGCAATAACGATGGTGTCCGAAGTCGTCTGAGCGGCAAGCGTGATGGTGGCCCGCTTTACGCGGACGTTACCATCGACAACACCACCAGACGGAAGGCTAACCGGAACCGCGGCGAGTCCGGCCATTTCTGCGCTATAAAGTACAGTCATTTTCTATGCCCTCCTTATTCGGCGCAAAGGATTTCAAGAACACGGGCTTCTTCCATGCGAGTGCCGCCGATGCTCATTGAGCAAAAGACCTGCGTTGCATAGTTTTTGTCCGCACGTTCCGAAATCTTCGTTGTCATGTCAGCTCCGACGCCAAGAAGCAAACCTTCACTCTGGAATGCAAAACAGCGGCGATCACTAGAACCATCAACAGGAACCAGCTTGGTGCCGTCAATACGCTTGCCGTTCACGGATATAAATTTAAATCCGAGAAACGAATCGATCTCACCGCGAGCAAGTGCCTTGACAGTATTGAAATCTGAACTTTTGATTTCAGTCGTGTTCAAGAGATCGCTGATCTGCTCAGACGTACAAACAATGACGCGACCATTTTCAGGAACATCGTCACCGTCCATTGTCTCTTTTGCCGACAGCAGCTTGGCAAGCGTAAGTCCGGTAGCACCAGCAGCAATAGCCGTCTGACCTGCAACGGTAGTTCCGCCAGAAACGCCGGTGTAGGCATTTCCAAGGGCCGCATCAATCAGAACTTCGTCCATCGCACGACCCATGCTCATGGCCGCTGCGCGGGCATAATCAGAAGTCGGATCGATCAGCATCCTCACCTTGTCCTCATTGTCAATGAGGTCAGCCCAATCAAAATCTTCAAGACTAACGCGACGACGTGCGTGAGGTGTGTCAACCCTGGGGGTGTCACTGTGGCGGCTCGTCCGACGCTGTGCGGACGTGGCACCAATCTGCTCGAAAAAGGCATTTTTGCCGGTAACGGCTTCTTCGCGAACTGAACCGCGCAACTTAGACCCGTCCTGCTGGACAAGGTGCTGGACGTTGGCGCTGTACTGTTCGACGAAGGCCGTTGTCACTTGGATAGACATACGGGTTCTCCAATAAAAGTTGAAACAGTAAATTTAGGGTTATCGTCTGGGACGGCCCAAGCTGCCTTCGTGCTTGTGCGGGTTCCGCAAGGAATTGTCCACCTATAGAAAGGCAACTTGATTGTATCTTATTTTTGTGAATGTGCAAATAGCAAAAAAAACCCCGCGTTACACGGGGTTTTCTTTAGTCTTTCTTAGGCGGACGCCCTAGCTTTGGCTTGTCAGTTTTAGTTACCCAATCATAATATATCTGAGCAGCCTTCACTGTTACATCAGGGCTTCCGGTCTGAGCAAGTTTCAGACATTCTAGCTTAATGACATATTGGTCCATAATTAATCAGTATAAGCTTGATTGAACAGTGCCTGAACTTTCTTAACCATAGAATTATGTTCCGGGTGCCGCTTATCTGTATAGGCCGGGTGAGACATAATTGTCGCCGCTTCAGCCCTAGCTTCCTCTGGCGTCAACGCCATCTGCGTTCCGCCGGACATTCCAGCCAAATCCTTGTCGGCCATTGTCGTCTTGGCAATATTAGCAAACGCCCGAAGAACATCAGGATCATTGCCCATGCCACTGGCTTCCATTTTGGCTGCCAACTGTTCGCCGCCGTATTTAACAAATGCTTTGTGGGCAAACTTTACGTTTTGATCGTAAGCACGACCCCATTCTGCTTTCAGCGCGATTTCGCCCTGTTCCATAGATTGATCAATGATACCTTTATAGGCTTCATGTTGATTAATCATGTTGCCAGCTTGCCATGCTACAAGGCTTTTGACTTGCTCCGCATTAAGGCCCAGCTTGTGCGCTTCCTGCTTAAACGACGAAAGCGTTTCATCGTTAAACTGACCAGCGATTTCTTCTGGCAAGTCTTCCGGCAGTTCAATTTCGTATTTTTCAGGGCTTTCAGGGCGACCAAGGAACTCGTAAACGTCATCCCAATCGCTATCCGTAACCGGCTTGGCAATCTTATCTCGCCCAAGGTGCGATTGCAGATTGACGTAAGACGCCGCTAAACCGTTTACGTCTTTAAATTTCGAGAAACTAGGGTTTTCCCTAATGTCCTCCGAAAGAGATGCGCGCCAGTCGCCGCCTGCATCTGTAGATTTTTCCGTTACGCTAACCGCTTCTGCATTATCTGCCGTATCGGCAGGTGCGACGTCGTTAGGCATTAGCCATGATCTCCTGTGAAAATTCGAGGAATCGTTCTGGTGTTTCTTCCAGGGCCGTCAGAATCATCAATGCGACGTTCCTCATGCCCTCGTTGAATGCGGTATTTTCCAATGCTTCGCCGGGTATAAACGATGGCCTGAGAACGCCGCATTCACGACAGATGTGCGAAAGCACGCGCTTGCCTTCCTCCGACGAGAAGACGAATTGGAAATCTTCTTTGCTAACCGCCGACAAGGCTTAACCCCGCATCACCAGCAGTCTTGGCTACGTTCGCGCCCTTCTGCATCATATCCATGACTTGCGCTCCCTGCATCATCTGCTGCTGGGCCGCTTGGGCTTCTTGCTGCGCCTTGGCCTCTTCCATCAACTCCTCGTTTGATTTGAGGAGCATCGGCGGCACGCCGTTAAGCTCCGCAATATGCCGGACGGTATCAGCGCCCTTGATCACCTGAGCAGCCTGTGGGTCCATGCCAGCAATCGGGCCAACGAACTCAAGGGTTCGCATGATACCCTGCGTCTCGCTCTGGCGTTGCGCGCGCGCAAGCGGAGATACATATTCAATCTTCAGTTCCTGTTCTGCGATGGATTCAGGCGGCTCTGGAAGGCGGCCAGCGCGCGACAGAACGCCGTAAATGCGCTCAATCATAGGCCCAAGGAACTCAGACTGAAGACGCCCTAGCGTCGGCCCCAGCAGGCGTAGCGTGCGCTCCGTGCGCTCAACAACTTCCGTCGCGGTCATGCGCGGTGCGCCTTGGAACTGCAATTGGTCGAGGAAGAACGTGGTTCGAATCCGATCACGCAAGTCTGTCATCATCTCATAACTGATGCCGATATTGCCGCCGGTAAGCAGCGGCTCGATCCTGGCACCGGACGACGCACGGTAATAATTTAAACCGCCCGGGATGGTGCGAACTGGACCAAGCACGCCGTCATCAGGAACCAAAAGCGGCGGATCAACAACTTTCTGCGCCGCTTTAATAGTGGTCTTCATCATTTCCTGAAGCATTTTGATATCAGGCAATGCCGTCATGGCTGGCGACCGACCAAATACCTCACCGACCGCTTTGGACCAGCGACTTACCATGTATGGCGTCTCGTCGAATCCGCCTTCTGCCAGGACGTGATGCTCTTTTTCGTCAATATATATCGACGCCACGGGCAACATGGTTGCCGCCAGCTTGCCCTTGTCCACATCGTCACGCGGGTACACACAATGCAAAAGTTCGATTTCCTTGTCGAACTCCTGCTTCTCGTACATTCGCTTGATGCGCGGAGACAGAGACTCCTCGCCCCACTTCTGCACGATCTGGCGGACGGTCATCTTGAAACTGCGAAAAACCGTATCAATGATGCCGTCAGCGTTCTCGGCAATGAAGATTTCATCAATATGAATGGCTCGGAAACTGATCCCCTCACGGGTTGATGGCTCGCCAATAAACATGCACGCCGTGCCGATAGAGCAGAGCGACAGATAGTATTCGTGGATGTGCGACGAAAACGCCACCGATGGTGCCGATAGCTCAGCCATTACAGCGTTCGTCGTGTCCTCAAGCCATTGCTTGGCCTCGGAGCCGCTTCCAGTGCCTTGGTTGTCATCCTTAACCCGCAAGCTAAACCAGTTAGACGCTGGGTTCGTGAGCATTCCGTGCAGGCCAGCGGCCAGCATTTCATTGGCGTGAATCCCCGTGCTGTCGTGGACCAGCGTTGTGCGCTTGTCACCCTTGGACCGCTTCAGGTTAAAGTCGGCTTCGTTCGGCAGAACAAAATTGGACAGGTCTTGCCAATGCGTTTCCCATGTCCCGCGCTGGGCCTTTAGTTTGCCCTTACGTTTGACAAGGTGAATTACCTGTTCATGACTAATCATGCGGATGCCTTAGACGGTTGGGAATGCGAAGGCTTGGAAATTGAAATCCTCTACAGTCACATCAGCGGTGCTTGTCTCATTCGTAACGTGAATCTCCAGATAATCGTTCACGCTCATCAATGCGCTACCCTGCACCACGACCGCGCCCAGTTCGCCAGATGCAGTGACTTTGCGGGTTACAAGGCTGGTGGTCACCAACGAGCCGGACGTTGCGCTGTCGTCGTAATGCCAACCTTTTAGAGACAAGACTTGGTTATTAGACGCCGCCGAAAGCGAGCAGGACGCGCTAAACAACACAAGCCTATCCGGCGCGCCGGTATAGCGCAGCCGCCCGGTATTCGTGGCGTCGTTGTCAAACAGCAACTCATTGCCCGAAAGCGCCGTGGTCCCGGCAATCTTGTAATAGGTTCCCGAGACCGTGATCGTGGTCGCTGTGGCGTTGCCTTGCATTGAGCATTCACCGAAGCTGGGACGCAACGAAACAATCAAATCCCGCATATCGTTTGCGGTGATTTCGTTTGCCGCTTGCCCGTCTTGGAAAAGAGTGGAAAGCAGCGTTGCTGTGGTGCGGACTGTATCAACCATTATTCACCAAGCAGCATTCTCTTACCGCCTGTCTCTGCGTCGCCAACGCCAGTTGGCCCGGTCAATATCGTTGATGCGCGGCCCTTTGCACCAGCAGCGCGACGACGGGCGTCCTGTTCAGCGGCGCGCACTTCTTCCGCCGATTTCTCAGGTGGCGGTGGCGGTGGCGGAGGGGGTGCCGGGGCTGATGGAGCTGAAAACATGCCGCCCATGTGTGAAATCCTCTAAAAAGTTCTGCCGCTTCGGTAAGTTATATCACCGGAATCGGCTTTTTGTAAATAATGTAGTTCTCAGTGTATCCAAGCCGCTCGTATAGCCGCCCGGTTCGCTCCGGCGTGATGCCCGCCGAAACACCCAGCATAGGTTCCTTGACGCCCTTTCCCTCACACCAGCTGGTGTACAGCTTGACCAGCCGCGCACCTATCGTGCCGCCCCGGTGCTCTGGCATTACATAAATCGCAAGGTCGCCGCTGGTCAGGTCATTGCCGAAGAAATGCGGCGCAATGTAGCCGATACAAAATCCAATGATGCCGCCATCGCGTTCAGCGACCAGCACAAGCCACGCTTCAGGGTTGCCCAGAATCGTTTCGCCAAGGTCGCGCAGCTTCCCAGGATCAAAATCAAGTTTCGCATATCTGCTTTCTTTGTGCATCGCCGCGCCCATGTTGATCAGGACGGGTATGTCCTGCGCGGTCATGGGTCGAATCATTTGCCTTTGGGCTTCTTGGGCTTGGCCTTGCCCATCTTGCGGTATTCTTCGGTCAGTAGCGTTTTGATGTTGTCGCTCATTTCATCATTCTTTTCAGTTTATCAACAAATTCGAGTTGTTCTTTAGTGGGCTTACCGGCGCTGGGATCGCCGGTCAGAATCCTTGCTGCGATAGTAGCCGCCCTGTCCTGCGGAGACGCATCTTTGTATGTATTGCTGTCTAGAAACTTTTTCTGTTCGTCGGTTAGTGAAAACGTCGGTTTTGCCCTCTCATCCGTCCTCATGATAATCCGGGCACTTTCGTTCTGGAAAACGCTATTTTTCTCGGCTTCTGTCAGATTTGAATACGGATTGATGATGACCCGGTTATCTTCTGTCGCCATTCCGGTGACTGTCGGGTTGGCCTTAAAATAATCAAGCTCGCTTTGGTACGGCGTGCGAAGGCCAGTCTGTTGTTTCGGTTGCTGTTGCGGTATTCCACCCATATCAATCTCCAATCGCCACGGCCTGACGGCCTCGGTAGTCGTTGGTCTCGTAGCTCAGCACGTTGTAATCCATGTCGGCCACCGCTTGCTGGCGGTACACCTCGCCGGCCCGGTTGACCAGCTTCGGGAATAGCTCGGTAAATCCCCAGACCATAGCATCAACCCGGTCGGGCGATCCATCGCCTTCGTAGCCAGCGGCTGTCATCTGGCACATCTCGGATTCTAATTGCGGGAACGTGCCGATGTGGTGGATGCGGCCAAGAGCGTACAGAGCACTAATAGGCTCTGCCCTGACGTGCTTGCCCCGTGTCGCGTGCACCTCAATGATGTTGATGCCGGGGCGGACGCTGTTCAGGACGTGGCGGCACATATCGCCGCCCTGGTTCTTTTCGATCACGATCCCGTCCGCATCGTAGCGGTCGTAGAGGGCGATGGCACGCCTTGCCCATTGCTCCGGTGCGCCACGGGTGCTGCCATCCTCCAGGACATAGCCATGCCCAGACTGGCTGGACGCCACCGCCAGGACGCCGTGGCTGTCGGAATGCTCATGGCTTGATACCGCCGGATCAACGGCTATCAGGATGCGCGACAGATCGTTCGGCACCTCGGTTTGACGCCCTTCGTTGATGTCGCGCATGGTCCAGATAGCGCCGACCGCTTGCGGCTCATAGTCGCCTTGCCATATGTGACTATACCGATCGGGTCGCATGCGGTGATCCAGCGCTCGCTCCGCCTCAAGCTCCTTCGGAAACCACGGGTTGCTGTCGTAATTGACTTGCACCACCGCCGCGTTTTCCGGCACGTCATCGCCACGCAAGAACTTATCAACTGCATCGAGACGGTTGCGCGGGTTCCAACTGAAATACATCTGCGATCCGGGGGCGCGGATCGTTGGGCGTAGCAGTTCGAGGCTTTTTGCGCTGAGTGTTTGCGCCTCTTCAACCCAAGCAATCCTGAACCCCTCCAATGATTTGATTGATTCCGCCGTGTGGTCCTGCATCCCCATAAAGATAACCACACCGCCCTGCGGCGTCTCGATCCGGTCGTGCATAACCCTGAATCGGTCCGCAACGCCTAGTGCGTTGATCTTGTCAGCGATCAATCTGTACGCCGACTCACGCAGGGATTTCTGGACCTCGCGGATGCAAACGGCGCGGATGGTCGGGTCTTCGATCATCCTGTCCACGATGCGCTCCGCAAAATGGTGCGACTTGCCGGACCCACGGCCACCGTGTGCGCCGAGATAGCGCAAATCCGGCTGGAACAAGGGCCGGAATGCTTTAGGCGTCGGGATCGTTAATTTTGCCATCAACAAACACTCGTTCGATGGTTTCGATCCTGCCGGTATGCTCCTGCACGTTTGTCTCTTTCCATCCCATCTGTGTCTTGGCCCAGAAGATAGCCGCCGAAGTGTCGCCGCTCATTACCTTGTTGAACAGCGTCCCGCCGACCTTGGCGTTTGCCAATATCTTACTCTCACGGATTTCCTTCTTGAAATGCTTGGCAAGCGTGTCCGCATCGATGCCGTCGCGGATCACCATAGCAATCTGCTCCTGCGGTATGCCTACGGCCACCATCTGCCCGACCTGCTTTCGCTCGTCGTCCGTTGGCTTGAACGGTGGTCGGCCCGTTGGTTTACCCGTTGGTTTACGCGGCATCTGCTTCCAATCGCTTTTCTAATACCGAAAAAGACTTACCATTTGCCTCCAGAGTAGCATCTTTCCCGGTAAATTCACACCACCGCTTTACGATCACGTCGCAGTATTTGGGGTCGAGTTCCATTGCAAACGCCCTTTTGTCGGTTTGCTCGCAAGAAATTAATAGACTCCCGCTTCCTCCAAACAAATCTAAAACAGCGCCTTTTTGGGGCACCTGTAAAAAATCAATAGAAAAAGAATATATTTCAACAGGCTTTTGCGTAGGGTGAACACTGCCTTTCAGGGCGTTTCTATTGACAGTCTTGGCCCTTAGAGGCTTATTTTCTGTTGTCCATGCCAGTTCTCCGTCTGACATTGTTAGGCCGTCTTGCCCTTTTGACCAATAAAGCCACCCCCTTGTGGGCGGCAGCAAGTCAGCAAAATAGTTTCCGCCCCATATGACGGCAGGAACACCGACCCCCACCACATATTGAAACATCTCCGCACTAGGCCGCTCGTCATCCCAGCCTCTAAATTCGTGCGCTTTTCTGTTGTGTTTTGGGTTTTTTGAAATTGACCTTTTTTGACCATCAATTCCAATTCCATAGGGCGGATCGGTTACTATTGCATTCGGAGTAACGCCCCCCATCAGCTTCTCCACCGCATCAATGCTGGTCGAGTCCCCGCACATCAGCCGGTGGTCGCCTAGTATCCAAACGTCGCCCAGCACCGTTACCGGGTTTTCCGGTACGTCAGGCACCGCGTCCTCGTCTGTCAGCCCCTCGGTCGGATCAACCAGCATATTTGCCAGCATATCGTCGCCAAACCCGATCAGGCTCAGATCGAAACCCTCGGTGTCTAGGTCTTTCATCTCCACCGACAGCAAATCCATGTCCCACCCGGCATTCTGCGGCAGTTGATTATCCGCCAGCACATAGGCTTGCTTCTGCGCCTTCGTCCAGCCGGTCGCCGTCATGGTTGGCACTTCCTCGATGCCGAGCTTCCGCGCTGCCATGACGCGGCCATGCCCTGCGATGATCTCACCATCCTCATCCACCAGCACTGGGGTCGTCCAGCCCCATTCCTTGATGCTGGCGGCTATCTGCGCCACCTGCTCGTCTGAATGCGTTCGTGCGTTCCTCGCATATGGTATCAGCGCGTCCACTTTGCGCCGTTCGATTTTATCCGCTGGCCAATTTTTCATCACTGATCTTTCTTGAATGATTTCCCGCGCATCAGCTTTTCCCATTTTTCTTCGACGCCATCTAGCCGACCCAAAGGCAGCGCCGCCCGCTCCGGCTTGCCGTCCCACAGTTTGGGGCGCTTTGTCTTTTTTTTCAGAGTTCCCATATCGCTTCTCCTTTGCCTGAAAACAATAAAAAGCACAGTCCTGGCCGTGCGCGCCATGCTTGGTGTGTGATTAGCATGGGGCGTTAGCCTTAAACACAGCGCGCGCAAAACCCATAGGCATCGCGCTGCGAAAGTTCGCCCGTTCCGGCCCTGGGGCGGCCTTGTGGATTCTGTCGTCCGGGGTAACCTCGCCATGAAACGGCGCAGGCATGACAAAGCCGCCGCCAGTCCAGAGGCAGGTTTTCTTCGTGTAGTCGTCGGACAGTTCGAACCCGCTGTATTGCCAGGGATGGAACGTATAGTCCGGCTTGCGCCAGTACGTGCTGATCGTACTGACCGGGTTTTCAAGGAAATACGCCGCGTCTGATTTCTCGAAATATTCCGCCGCCACTGCAAACAGTTCGATGGACCGTGCCAGCGCACGCAGCCCCTTCCCCTTGAACCACCGCGCGCCACTGACCGCCAGGTGATCGCATGGCGGGGAAGCTGCACCGAATGTATCCGCCTCGTAAGGGATTGGCGTTTCCAGCGCATCCCAGTGCTGGTAGAATATCCCGTCCCGCTTCGTGCAGCCGGAGTGCTGGATATCCAGCGCGATGCAGTCATACCCGGCATCGGCCCATGGCCGCAGGATGTTTCCGGTTTTCTCGTACAGAGCAACGATCATGCATTGACACTCCCAGCGCCGTGCCCTATATACAGGACATAGGCAGGGCGCGAGGCCCGCCGCACTTGGTAACGGAGACCGACATGACGAAGCGAACGATTGAAGGATTGCAGCCCGGCTTCAGCGGCGCATATCAAAAGGGGCCAGAGTTTGCCCGCGAGATTATTGCCACCCTCGAATCCGATTGCAAAAACCGCGCAGCACGCAAGCGTATGGCTGAGATGGCTTTGAGGCGCGGGAATTACTCCGACGCTGGACTTGCCGTCTGGCGCGACTATCTGGGAACATTCTAGATGACGCCCGACACCCTCCGCGCCGTTGGCGAAGCGCTTTACGGGCTCCGCTGGCAGACGCCCCTTGCCCATGACGTTGGCGTCAACGACCGCACCATGCGGCGCTGGCTGGCGGGCACAAACCCCATGCCCGAGGGATTGCAGGCCGATCTCCGCGCCATCGTGAAGAACCGCATCAAGGCGCTGTCGCATCTGATGGTGTAGGCTCATGCC